CCAATACTGGTGTTGCGTCTGAGGCATATGTGTCAACGTATACTTTCATTGCACCATTTAACGTACCAACCATTTTGTTGTTAGTTGGAGCCGCAAATGCACCTTCAGTTGTTCTTGCGAACGCTGAAGTTGTTGCAGATTGTAATACAGTCAAAGCCTGTGGAGAAACAACAGCCCAGTTAGCCGCGCCTCTTCTAGTTCTTTGAGCGATTAAATTTGCTTCTCTGTTAATTGCTACAGCCAATGCCGCATGTTCGTCTCCAACAAATGTTGGTGTACCAGTTGCGTTTGATTGGTTGAAAGCTGTACCTGATGGTGCTAATGATGTAAGTGAACCAAGAATCTCTTGATCGATCTCAGCAGTAATTTCTTGTGCTAATGCCGCCATTACTTCTGCTTCTACATCTAGACCATGCATTGCTGATGCGTCTTGTGCCGCTTCAAATGTCCAACGTGCAGATAGCTTTCTTGTTTTAGCTTCTACAGTTTGTTTTAAGATTTGAATTGACATTTTGTTACCAGCTTCACCTTCTAAAGATGAAGTAGATGCGCCTGCTGGTGTAGCCTGTGCACCTGAACCTGGGTTAGCTGAGTAAGATCTTGCAATCTCAAATGGTGAAAGTGCTTCAGTACCTGCTGTTACACCGTCTTTTGCATCTGAGTATCTAACTCTTAATGTGTGAATTTGACCTACTGGACCAGTCATTGGTTGTACACCAACGATTTCGTTTGCAATTACTGTAGGCATCACACGTCTGATAATTGGAAGAATTACTTTGTTTAAAGCCGCTACGTTGCCGGCACCTGTTGCGCCAGTTGTTGCCGCCTCAGCCAAGTAAGTCTTTGTATTCTCAAGGACAGTTTCCATTGATTTAGCTTTTTGACCTTCTAAGCCTTCCATCAATGCAGTTTTAGTTTCTGTCCAATTTTCATTGATCATGTTTGTCATTTTACTTAACTCCTAGACCTGCTAGTTTTCTAAGTTCAACAATGTCACCAGTGTCTGAACTTGTTTCAGCAGGTGCCTCTCTGTTACCAGTTACCTCTGTTACTGATTCAGTAACAATAGTTTTATTTGCGCCAGCTGGTGCTGATTCATTTAAAACTGCTGGTAAGTATTTGTTAAACTGTTTTTTCAAATCACTTGTTTGTACAGATTCAAGCAATTCGTTCATTACTCGACGCTTGTCTTTAGACAAGTTTGCAGTTAGCTCTGTAAGAGCTTTTTCACGTACATTCTTATCTTCAGCAATTCTCAACTTCATTTGAACTGCTTCGATTTCTGCGTCTTTTTCTTTTAATTTAGATTCTGCGTCAGCAGTATTCACTGCAACAGTTTCTAATTCTTTTTGAAGTTTTCTAACCTCTGTACCCTCGGCTAGATGAGAAGACATATACTCGCCTGCGAATGCTTCAAAAACTTTTCTACCAAAGTTGTTTTCTTTAGCAACTTTGATGTCATCTTTAAGTTGTGATAATTCGCTTCTCAAACTTGTTTCAACTGTTTTTTCAACAACTTCGGCCGCCTTAGAAACAAAACGTTGTTTAGCTTCAGCAATCATTTTCTTGCCTTCTGCTACTAATTTAACTTTTTGTTCTACAACTGCTTTTTTGTCGTTTTCAAACTCAGTTAACTCTTTTGCTAATTGTTTAACAACAAAGTTTTCCAATTTTGCAAAATTGTTTTTTAAGTCTGTTCTGTCAGCGTGTAGTTCTTTTACTTCTTTAGCTAATTGCTCAGCAACAAATTTGTCTACTAAACTAGTATGTTTTTCAATATTAGTTTTGTAAGCAACTGTTTGCTCAGCCAATGCCGCTCTGTCAGCCTTAAGCTCTTCAATTTCAGCTGTAATTCTGTCAGTTAACATTGTGTCCATAGCTTCAACAATTTGACTCTTGTCATTTTCATAACGTTGAGCAAATTCATCGCGAAGTTCAGCAGTGATCTCTTCTCTGGCTTCATCTAACTTAGATTTCCACGTTTCTTGAATCTGTGTTTTCAAGTCTTCTGAAATAGCGTCTGACTCAAGTATTCCGTTAAAAATATCTGCCATGAGTAGTTCTCCTTATAACTTCAACTCTTTTATTAATTTAACTATCTCATCTCTAAGATAGCCTTCTGCTTTGCGATCATACATAGCATCTGCGCCTATGCCGTATAGACGTCTTCCGCCACGCATGTTCATCAAACCTTCATATATTGCTTTTGGATAAGCATCCGGTGCCGATGGTTGTGCAACAATATCTACAGTAACGATTTCAAACTCAGACACTTTGCCTGATTCATTTACGTTACCAGTACCTCTTGATGACACACCCAATTTTGCTCCACTTTCCAAAAGG